GGGCCGCACGGCATCCGCTATCCCCGCCGGATGAGGGCGTGGGGAGCCGATGGACTTCTCGTCCGAGGAGTCCATTCACCGGCACGTTCTGGCAACTATGGGCATCGCCGTCCTTGTGGTGCCGGCTGGCGGGCGTCGGCCACAACCTTGTCCCCTCCTCTACGGATACCTGGTCCCTCAAATTGTTGGGGTTCTTCCTCCCCGGTCTGGCTGTAGAGTGTTCGTAATCCAATGCGTCCTGAGACTTCGCTGGTAATGAGTCCATGGCGTTCGGGGTCATGTATCGCAAGGCACCACCACCGCCAACGGAGGTGCGGGGCACCAACGGACGCAGCAGGGACGCAGTCCCAAATGCAGTCATACCCGATGTCGGAAAGCTGCCCGACCACGGTTCCGCCATACCCGTTAGCAAGGATGCCTGGAACGTTCTCCAACAGGACGAATCTTGGTCCCACATCCCGAATGACTCTAAGGGTGTCCGGCCAGAGATTACGTTCGTCAGCCGCTCCCCGCCGCTGCCCGGCCACGGAGTGGGGTTGGCACGACTACGGGAAGCCGCCAGTGAGAATATCGGTGTCGAGGGCATGTATGGCAGCTTCATCCAGTATCACCTCCTTTGCTTTTATGGCCCTGTTATTGCTATGCCACTCATGGTGGTGAACCTGGCATAGCCAGCGCACATCTAGCGGTAGATTATAATCATCGTGGTGAGCCTGTACGGCCCTTCGTCCATCAGCCATGCGGCCATTATCGCCGCAAATTTCACATGGTTGAGGGACTAACACTCCCTGGTCAATGGCTCGTTCTGCCAAATCATGAGAACGGTTTGATGCTGTAATCCCGCCCCGATAAAAATGATTGTCCTGTCCATACTTCTGCTGAGGTCGAAACACGCAGCCGCGTCGTTGGAGGATTTGCCACATAGCTTGGCGGCTAATGTCGTAATAAGTTGCAATATCCCCGATAGATAACCCGGCATCATACAACTTTACTGCTTGGCTGTACTTCGGGCTAAGTGCTGTTCCCATGATTGCCTCCTGCATTTCTTTATCGGAGCAATCATAATTAAGTTGGCAGAGCGTGTCAACTGAAAAAGTCTTTATATCATCCCAGATAGGGGCATCATCAAGGAACCCATCTCCGATTCTGGCTTGGAGAAGTTGTTGGCAGTATTTGTCAATTTCAACGTACCCCACAGTTTTGGTTTCTATTCCAGCGAGTCTGAGGCCGAGACTGAACCCGCCGTAACCTGAAAATAAACTAAGTTCGTTCAACATGCGCCAACCGTACTGTAGCGTCAAGGTCCCTACGTACATGTGTCGTTGGCTCGTCCCAGTTGTAATTGCCACACCCGCGAAAACTCGGCGTCATCGTCTATTACTCTCCTCCGTCCCCCTGGTGCGGGGATAGCAAGGCACTTGGACGTGTTCGTCCAGCGACTCCCGGAGGAGGTCTGCGAAGGTAACGCTGCCAACCATGACGTTCTGTTGTTGGAGTTGGATCAATGGCTTGTCCGGCACAAGTCCGCCGATGGTATCCAATCTTCGGAGGATGTCCAGCACCATCCGGGTCGCGTTGGCCGCTCTTTCGTCATCGGGGCCGGTCGCCTGGCTCCACCACCGCAGAAGCAGCCGCTCGTACCGCGTCCGCTGGAGATTGTATTCCTGTTGGACGGCTTCCTTGTCGTCCCGGCGCACCTCGGCCAGGCGGCGGTGGATGTCGTTGTGTACCTGGGTCTTGGACACGCCGACCTGTTCCGCGATGGCCGTCTCGGTCGCCCCGGCCATCTTCATCTGGAGGACTTGGGACCGCCGGTTCTCCGCTGCTAGTGCCTTTCCGTTATTCACACCCACGATATGGTCACTCCACCAGGGTCGGCTCAAGTCCCATCATGCTCCGGGTCGGGGACGCGCCTCAGTTCTTTCACCCTATCTCGCATCGTCATGCGGCCATTCTAGCATAAAGACCCCGAGCGCGATGGGGGCGCTCGGGGTCTACGTTACACCTGTGACCCAGGTGTAAAGTCGGCGGTTACACCGCCGCCGATGGACTATACCAGAACCAAGTCCTCGGTGATTGGTCTAACATTGGCTGTTTCCAGGTCGAGGTGTTTGGCCACCGCCTCCCGTATCTTCTGCCGCAAGCTCTGGTCCAATGGAACATCGAGGCGTTCGGCTCCAAGTAATTCAATCAAGTGGGTGTGCCAGACCGGGCTGTTATGACCGGTTCTGGTTCCGTGGGCGCGCCACCTAGCGACTCGCGTCAGAGCGGACGGCCCGCGTCCGCTGGTATTCGGGGTGGGCTTGCGTAGCCCGCACTATCTCAGCATCGGCATAACCAGCCCTACCGCACATCAGACACCATATCCACAACCCATGCCAGTCCTGCTCTGCCAGTTGGTAGCCACCACACTTCGGACATGCTGGCAACGTCGGCATCATGGATACCTCTCCAAGATAGTCAATCGCCCGTCCTTATTCCGCCCGCAGGTCGTCCACCCCGCTTTCTTGAAACAATAGCCGGGGTTGATGCTCTTAACCTTAGAGTCCCAAACGTAGGTAAAAAGCCGACGTTCGGGCCAATGCCCCCAAGCCAATTGCTCGGCCTCAGTAATCAGCATAGAAGATAACATCGGCCCTTCATTCCTGAAAACAGAACACATCACACCCACCTGGTCGCCGAAGTAAGAGGACATCGGGTCACCCAGCCCCAGCCCTCGTTTGAAGCGACGTTGGTCAGTTCGGGCCAACTTGGATATTCTTTCCGACGGCGGCAGGATAAGCCGCCACACCCAAAGAGCGAGACAATCTGCCGTTATAAATACCAACCGCTCCGATGGTCCTGCAATCCCGCTACGGTGGTTTTTAGTTAAGTCAGCGGAATAATGCCTACGATAAAGCGTAATTACGCGAGGGTCTGCGTCATGGACGCCAATCCAATTTCCATCGACACCGAGTCCTTGCATCACTCCACCCCCAACACGCTAGCTACGTGCGTCTTGCTAATATGGCAATGGCCCACGGCAATCGCGTCTATCACGTTTTGGTCAAGCCCAAATTCTGCCCCGAACTGGGGTCCGTAAAGGAACTGTACCCCAAGCCGCATAATCTCTTTCGTGTTCTTGCCTCGCATGTCCCGCGCCCGCACCGACGCCACCACCGAGCTCGGGTGGTATTCGTGCCAGACGAATTTGTGGGTCCGCATAGCCCACCGTTTGAGCCGCCTGATATACGTCGCCAACTCTGGCGGCGGTGGACGGTCTCGCAGGGTGGACAACCGTTCACACGCGATAGCTCGTATCTCACCGTGAGCGTAGACCAACGCGTCGAGAGCATAGATCAGGGCTGGTATTCTCTCCTCAATCTCAACGCCTTTCTTCACTTCCAGGAGCCAATAATTGACCAGTTCGGCGTCCCTGAAATAGGCCACGCCCGTCTTGTAGCTGCCAGGATCAATCGCTAGAAAGTCCACCTGTTACCTCGTTATTTTTGCCGGTAATCTGGAGCGTCAATCGTTAATGATACTGCCAACCGATTGTCTAAGAGCCTAGACCGCATCCGTGGCGGCAGTTCACTGGGATGTAGGTTGGTGGTTAGCATCGTCCGGAGTGTGCCGTATTGGGAGCCTTCCCACCGAGCGTCGATAATTCGGTCGTATAGTGACCGGATGACATCGGTCGACAGGGAGGTACCGCCCAACTCGTCGATAAACAAGGCGGGCACCGACGTGATATCCCGCATCCAACGGTCTGTGTCATGCTCCTCGAAGCTACGGAACATCTGGTCAATCAGTTGCCCGTCCTTGGCCCAGTGGCACTTGACGCCACTGGCTACCACGACTTTATAGGCTGCGCGGAGCAAGTGTGTCTTGCCGACGCCTCGATCCCCGGCCAACAGCAATATACCCGGTCCTTCACCGTTGGCCCAAGTTAGGGCCATGTTGTACGCCTTCTCCAAGGTGGGCCACTTGGGGTGGCAGTTGAAACTATCGAAGTCGGGGCCGTCGGGCACTGGCGGAGGACACTCAGGACAGGGCACGTACCGCTCTACCCAGTTCCTTGAGTCGGACTTGTCAAACCCCGCTGTCAGTATGCCCATGCCCCGACACCGAGGACAAGTGGCGTCGACCGCTTCCGGTGGCGGTTCCTCAAGGGCCACGCCAACCACCCGCGCCGCTTGGCGTTCTTTCACACCTTGCAGGATATCGCGAAAACTAAGTTTGTCCATTACCCCACCCTCCATCGCGTCCATTAGAGATGGCCTCGGGTTTGAAATCCCTGGCCGTCCAACTGGTAAATGTTAGCCAGGGGTTGAAGTTCGCTTGCTTCATGCGCTTTTGACCCGCCGCAGTATTGTTGAGCCAGTCCCGAAGTGCATAGGCCGTCTTAGCCAAGAACGTCTCCGGTACGCATTTCAGGTTAACCCAATCCTGATAGTCGCCATAGGTGACTTGCAATCCTCGGATGCCATAGAGCAAGGAATAACTCTCAGGCCAGGTGGTCGGGTCGCTCCCTTCTATTCCTGGTTCTATTATTCCCAGTTCAATTACTGGTTCTTGCTCCGTCACTGTGTCGCCACCTAGCGTCACCTTGTCGCTACCCCCTGGCGTCACTGTGTCGCCACCTAGCGTCACCTTGTCGCTACCTACCGCCAGGACATATTGATTGCTTGTCAAGGAACCGTCCTCACGGTGATTAGCCTTGATACTTAAATGCCCAGCCTCAGCGAGGGCCTGGGTGCTGCGTTCGACTGTCCGCTCCGAGACACCCGCCATGGTAGCTATCCGCCGCGCTGAAGGGTTACACTGGCCAGTTTCCCCGTTATGATGGTCTGCTAACACAATTAAGACCATCTTGATTGATGCGGGCAAGTCTTGTTTCAATGCCCAACTTACCGCTGCGATGCTCATAGAAATAGCCGCTCCCACCAGCCGCATCGTCTTCTACCCGATGCAGCCGGTAGAAGCGGCTAGTCCAATGATTATATCACAAGTTGATAATGGTGCGCCGCCTGCCTAGTTGCCTCACGGGTGGCCGAGCGTTCTAGGAACCCGGCTCTAATCAACGCCGTTAGGTGCTTGAACACCGTTGACCGGCTATACCCGCATTGAGCCGATAACTCGTAGGCCGTGGCTTGGCACCGGCCCATAGGGTCCGATTGGTCAGCTAGGCAGAGGAGCAACATCTTGGCCCCTGAGTTGACCCGTTGCTGCCAGGCCCAAGCCGTGGCCTCCGCGCTCATTCCCGCCGCTCCACAGTGATTTGTAACCTACCAGGCAATCGCGCCTTAGCCAAGATATCGAGCACATCACCGCCGTACAGCCGGGCCATGGTCTTGAGCTTCACCGTATCCCACTTCGCCGGTATCCACGGCGCGGGGCCTCTATGCCCGCCCTCGTAGCACTCACCCAAGTCACCCTCGTTGAATATCTCCAAGAGCGGGATTAACAACTCAGAGTCATATGGCGGGCTGGGCGGTTGTTCCTTGACAGTGCACAGGTATTCATCATCAGGGATACCCGTGGCATCCCGCTCCTCCACCCGCTGTTTGATCACGTACTCGGTGCGAAATCTTATATCCCTAGCGCGGACCTCTTTTTCCCGAGCGTCAACATAGGCCGCGAGTAGTTCTTTGTCGCCCATGCTGGCATAGTTACCCTCTGCCTCAGTCGGCATTTTGGCCCTCCTCTTCTCGTTGCCTTGCTTCTTCCTTGGCGGCGTCATCTGCGTCGGCCCTGTCCATACAGGACTTGTGGGCTGGCCCGTCTTCATCGCTCATGGGCATTGAACACAGACCGCACATGGCTTCCCCCTCTGGGGCCTCGTTGGTGGCGTCGTGAGTCGTTTTAAGGGCATCTTCTGCCGGAGTAGGGGGTTTTAGTTCCCCCGTGGCACCATCGACACTGTGCGCCTCTAGGGACAATATCTTGTCCAGCTTTTGTTTGGGGTTGTATTGGGCCCATTCTTTGGACATGGCTTCGGCCTGTTCCTTAGTCCATTCTTGCGTCCTCATGGCGTTGCGTATGCGCTGGCCGAGGTTCTGGATTACATCGTCCTGGTTGCACCAGACGGCCCCACCACGCGGGCCGGTTTCCCCCACCACGGGGTGCGCGGTTTGGCGCATCCTGCCAGTCTTGAACCATTCCGTCTCGTGGACGGGGCAGTACATCATCGGGTCGCTGATAGCCCCGCCACCACCGACAGCCCCGCCGCCGCTACGCATCTCCTCAGCGGTCGTGGCTTCAAAGCCAGCAAGCTTCGCCACGAACCCGAATGTGTCCCGCAGGGCCTTGGATATGGCGTGGGTCTGGGCTGTGCTTTGGGCCGCTTTGTGTCGGTCTGTCCCCTCTCGGTCCCTGGCACTATTGGAGTCCAAGCCGGTGATGCTAGTGCCCGCGCCGATTAGTTCCCCGTGCTGGTACACGTCGGCGGTACACGAGTAGCCGTATACGTTCCCGTCGTTGTCGTAGAGCGGCTCCGGTGGTCGTGGTATAGCGTGGGCCTGGGTGAAGGCCGCCACCAACTGCCACGCCTCCACTTCCAAGTACATCTTGTCTTGGATGCCCACAAACATCTGTTTATCCCTCACCACCTGCATGAGGGCATCGGCTTGTTTGGTAGCGCGGGCGAGAACGACGGCGGGCTCCTCGTAGGTGGGAGCCACCACGAGTTGGGTGTTGTCTTGAGGTGCTAACGTCATGCCGCCGCCTCCTCAAAGTCCTGCACGCTGGCCCCGAGCGTCCCCAACGTACAACGGATATTGGTGCGGAGACTAACTTTAGTCCCGAGTTCGTCCTTGAGGCTGCGGACTTGGGCCTCGAGTATGTCCAGGTTGCGGTTGAGAATCTCAATGTTCTTGTCCACTTCCCTGTACTTCTCACCCAACCCCCGTATCAATTGGTCGTCCATGGTCATGGTATACCTCCTCTAGCTACAGATTATCATCTGTGCGTATGTAATTTTAAGGATACGATGGCCGTATGTCAATGTTCTGCGCGTTACTATTGGCAACAAAAAGAACGGCCTACCCTTAGTGGGTAGGCCGTTGGGGAGTATCGGACTATGGCCGGAAGGCATCAGCGCGGGGCGGTGGTGGCGTTTACTGGGGCCGGAAGGGGCATAGGTGGGTATTAGGGTGGTTACGAGCTAAAACGGCTGTATGGCCGTTAGGTGGCCGAGAAACGGCAATAGCGGCTATAGTCCCAGCACGGCGTCGAGTATGTCGCGGATGTATATCAATAGTCCGATGCCGCCGGTACCGCCGAGGACGGGCAAGACCGCTGCCCTCACGCGGTCGCGTCGGCGACGGTGGCCGTTGCTGCCCTTGTATAGCTCTATCAACGTGCCAATCATAATGATCTGCGCGTCGTTCGCCCGCAACAACGCTACCCGGAAATCCCCATCGGTGGCAGCGTGGCGGTAGGCGTCACCAGCGATGTCGTTAAACCGGTTGAGGGCCGCTACGTGGAGATTAGCCGACATAGGGTGGGCGTTATCTGGCATCGCTTTACCCTTTAATTCCTAACCGTTTGGTCTAACCGCTCATGCAACGGCTTAGCCGCAGCATTTTCCGCTTCTAGCGTAGCCAATCTTCGCTCCGTACCCAGGCGGCCTTCCATTACCTCAATTCCCTAGCCTGTCTCTGTTCAACCGTCTCGAAGGTAATTGCCAAGTCCCTCTCGTCCAATAAGGCATCGCAGCACTTCTCGCACTCGGCCCGGAGTTCAGCGAGTCGTGCATAGGCACCTTTGAGCGCAGCGAACTTCCCCGGATCCGCTACCTCCAATTCTGGGTCGAACCCAGCAAACCGCAGGGCCTTATGTAGATTGGGCAGAGTAAGCTCGGAGCCAAACAAGGCCACCCCCGCCCACTCGATATAGTCTAGCTCCGTCTGTTTCGCTGCCCGGTGATTATCCACCGCAGCCTTACAAGCGTCTACCCGACGCCGGTCCATCCAAATGGGTTTCGCGGCTGGCACGGGATTAAAGAATTCCTCAACACAACCAATCCGCGTCGGGGCATGATGTTCGTTGAATGTCGCAATTATCAAGTCGTCCCCACTTAACTCCATTAAACCACCACCGCCAGAGGCAACTCCCATCACAAGAAGCAAATCAGGGTTAGTCGGGTTGGCATCCCCAGGGACTTTGGAGTAGAACAATCGGCGGCACTTCCCTCGCGATTCGACTTTGGTATTATGCATCGTCCTCAACTCCCATTACTTGAAATATTGCATCGGTGGCGTTAGTTACGCCAATCACTCTCTGAACCACGTCCCCGGTACTCAAAAAGAAATCGACCGGCAAAGGAACTACCGAAGCCTTGTCCCCAGTTTCCGTAGTAGGCACCCCCGAGTCAGCTTCAATAAACCCAATCGCGGACGCTTGCTGATTTGTACTCTCCACCATACCAGTGTACACGTCTACTCCTGATACCGTCCTATGACTGAATGTTACTTCAGACCCTGGCATCCCCACCCTAGCAGCAAATGAAATGTCTGCTCCTGACGAATTATCTACGACGAATGACACTTTAACCCGAGCTGCCTTCGCCGAAGGTACGGTGTAGACTGTCACCGTCCCGGTGGTTGAAACAGTCGATTCACCCAGGATACCCATTTTTGCGGCCATTTATATGCCCCCTGTTTGATAAGCCATAATTTTTGCCGGACTTGTTGCTGGCGTCAAACTATCAATCGCTTGCTTGATTCTAGCTGCCGTCACCCCGCGTACCTGGGTGTCCGTCCCCGCTTCCGCCTGGGCTTGAGACATGGCGGTCTCTAATCCAGCTACCCCGGAACTCTGGCCCACGATGGTATCCCCGGTGGTGATAGCCGAGATGTCAGCTTCATTACCCCCATACTCGTGTTTGAGCCGGTTATTACTATCCAGAATAGCCACAACCTCTGCGGCATTCGCGCCTGTGCCTATCACGACCTCGCCGTCGGCTGTAAATATATCTGGCACACCAACCGCGAAGTTGTCCTTGATATATGTGTTCCCCCAAGCTGCCGTAGCCACGTCCCCTGTGGTGATTGTCGGGACTGCTGTGTAAGCCATTAGTCTAGCCTCATTTCAAGTCCACGCGCCACCACTTCGCGGTTCAAATCAGCGATGGTTTCCCCAAGATTCCAAGCCCAACCCTGGACATCTACCCGCCGCTTTAAATTATTCTCCAATGCCATTTTGTTAGGCGGGAACTCCACCGGCCACCACATATCGCCACAGCCGCACGATAGACATAAGAATATCGGATCCACCGTAGTTACCATTTCCGCGCCATTACAACCCATTGGGCAATCAGCTATCCACCGGCCAGCGTCCAACCGCGCGAATACAGGCATAGAAGATACTTTAGAAGGTGCTGCCCGTCTTAACATTCTCGTAAATAGACCTGCCATGAACTCACGTACTTCTACTCCCTCGTGATAATCCTCATGTTGAATAGGTCGTTTCAACTCTTCGGCTAGTTGCATCGCTGGTAACGGGTGAATCGCCATGCTAATACGCCCACCTTGTAGTAGTTCCCCATTTAGAAGTTCCCCATACCCACCAATCGGAAAATTGTTCGGCATCTGATAGGAGATACCGCACTTGATGATAACGGTCGGACCTTATATCATGCTCGATTGCCTCCACAAAGAAGTCCCGATTGATATCCAGGTCTGCCGTATTCTGGGCCACCACCGTCACCCTGTCCCCAATCTCCCGGTCTATCATTTCGTCCAACATATTTTGGTCCCTGTTGGCGTCGATGGTCATACGCAGCATAGGGATGGGGTCCTTATATATGCTCAGATTAAACTTAGCCCAGTCGTAAGCCTCTTGAGTCGTGGGGATGTATTCAGTCTTGGCTGGCCATTCGCGCTCGGTGTTATACGTGGTCTGACTAGTCGTGTCTTCTTCGCGTATCGTGATGGGGTCGCCACTGGTAATGGCGGTTCCCCGAGCCTGCAGAGTCTGGACATAAGCGGTTAAACTCGCGTGATTATTGGTAAATACCAATTTCATCGCGTTGCCGAATTTAGTAGCAGCCAGCCCCATGCTCCCAGTGATGTTGGTGCCACCGCCACCGGCTGCGCTGTTAAACGTGTAGTCGGTAGTGGCTGCCGGTGTAGTCCATGCGTCCACTCCCCACGCGCCGTCGGTGGCGGTGCCAGGGGTGGGGTAGCTCGACCACCACGTAAAACTTTCTCCAGGTGCTATAGCAACCGAGGCCGTCCCAACCTGGGTCAGTGTCCATAGGGTGGCGATACTCGCAACCGAGAATATCGTCACGGCAGCGCTGAAAATATTAAATAAACTGTCAAGCGGGTCTAATTGCTCGATCGCTTTATAAGGCCGGGCAGCACCACTGGCATCGCTGAACGTGGCTTGACTCACCAACGCAGCCCCTACGAGCCTCGCGTGGCGATTGTCAAAATTAATCTTCCCGTCGTTCCCCTCCCAGATAAACCCATTCTCCGCCGCGGCTAATTCCCGGATGGCTGTCACTGGGAACTTACGATCTGCAGTATATCTAGTGATGGTTGTCTGGCCCGTTCCCAGCGTCCGCAAGCCCGTAGGCCACCCGATTTCATCCAAAATGGCCCCAATAGTCACATTAGTAGTTTCCGATGTCCGCATAGCCAACGACATGGTATGGACGTTAATCTGGGATAGGGGGCCGTGCCCTTCTAATCTCACCACGTTATCACCGCCACTAATCGGCCGTGGGCGGACGCGGCTGAGGTGGCCCTGCCAAATCACCTGATCAGACTGACTGGCGGATGTAGCTAACAATCGCACTGGTTTACCTGGCACAATATTCCCGGCGATGGGCGAACTGGAGTTGAAGGAATTGTAATCCCCGCTCCGGTTATCTACTTGTGCGCTAAACCGCCCGCCAATTGATAAGCCGGTCAATTGGGAGGCTCTATCCCTGCCCCTGAAACAATTAATCCCTCGCACTCGGCCCATGTCGATGTCCTCCCCGGTATCGGTCCAGGTGCCGTTATCGTTCCAATCGACCTGTAATTTGTAAGCCGCGACGGGGGCCATCTATGCCCTAGCCAACTGAGGGTATCCGCCAGCGTTCAGGGCATCCAACACACTGCGCTGTACCCGTTCCTCGAAGTCCTGAGCCACCACATCACCGTTGAAGGTGAAGTTGATGGTTAGACTCCCGCCGAGCTTATTGTTGGGTATGACAGTGCCGCCCGTGTTGGCCCGGAATATCTCGGGACCTAACTCCCCTACCAAAGCGGCCTGCCCAGCGCGTAGCGGGCCACCGTGAGCCCGTGTGGGAATAGCATTTAGGCGGCTCACAGCTTCGGCCAGCCCCTCTGTAACCCATGTTGGTATGGGCCCGCCTGCCGCCGACGCCTCAGCAGATAGGTTCTGGAAACCGGTAACATCAAGTTGAGCCGAAGCCCGTTGGCCAGCTAGGTTGGCAGCCTTGGCAGCGGCGTCCTGTTGGGATTTAGGGATAACGTCCAATGCCTTCTTTGCCGATTTCCCAAGATTCTCCCATGCCGCCGCTAGGTTCTCCAGGTTGATTGTCCCTTCTGTATCAAGCCTGAGTAGAAGCTCTTTAAAGGATTCCCCTTCCGTCCGCATGGCAATCAGGTCAGCGATTATCTTCGCCGCCGCTCCGCCGGTGGTGGCAATCATAGCTTCGATAACTGACTCGGCATTGCCGCCTAACTCTTTCCATGCTTGGCCTTGGGCAGAGAAATTGAAGAGCAAAGATTCGGTCTGCCTGTTAAAAGCGCCGTTGAGTTGTTCTTGCCGGGCCAGTTCGTTGGCCGCTAAAGTCGCCGCTGCGCTATCAGCCCGCTCCCTGGTGTCAATGCTCGTTTGGATTTGGCTCATAAAGTCGTCGTGGAAACGCTGGCGGGTATCGGCTATCTGGGTTTCCAGTTGCTCTTTTACATCAGCCAGGTTCTGGTTTACAACGGCTGCCGCTCGTTCAGAAGCTAACCGCCGGTTCATATTTGTCATGAAAGCCGCCAGTGACTTCTCGCGCACCCCAGAGACATGCTGAGCAAAGGAGTCCTCCGCTGCCTGTAATTCCGCTAATTCGTCACTGATAGTGCCAACGGCTTGTTGTGTACTAGTGGTCATGGCCGTGGCTGATTCCACAACGACCGACGCAGCATCGAAGTAGGCGTTAGCCCAATCGCGGAGGCCACCCTCTGCCAATGCTAGGACACGGGTAAGATTTTCGGTTGCTATTGTCTCTTGTATCGTTGCTTGTTCCAGACTTTTTAGTTGTTCTTGGTTTTTGGATTGTGCGTCCTTCACACGGCGCAAGTCCGCAAGTATTTCCTCCCGACTAAACTCGGGCCCTTTGAAAATAGCTGGGAAGACCATGCGCCCCGCTTCCCGCACAGCATCGCGAATCCCCGTTATATCCAAATCCTTCAATCGTTGGACAGCTTCATCTTCTAACTTATTAAGTTCAATGAGCCGAGATTGTAGCTTAGCTACGCTTAGCCCATCCATGTCCGACGTGAGGTTTTGTACTGCCGTGCGTTGCCTCTCAACCGCACTCGTGGCATCGTCCCATAATCCAGGTAGGCCCGGCAGAAACGACAAGGCCCCTTTAATCCCATCGATAGCATTGGTGATTACTCGTCCTGCGCCCTGTATCGCAACTTTGACCGTATCCCATATCTTGCCCCAATCCGCTCCCATCTTGGTGGCCATGGCTATGAGTCCAGCAATCGCGACCACTATGAGGCCCACTGGCCCGGTGGCTACAGTGATTGCACCGCCCAGTACCCCAAACCCCGCTGCTATAGCTGGTAACGCAATCAAAAGCGGGCCCAGTACTAGCATCAATCCACCAATCGCACCAGCCGCCACCCCCAACCATTTCACCAATTCGGGATGGGCCTCGGTGAATTCGATTATCCTACGCGCTATCTTCTCAATGACCGTCGCCGCCTTGTTAATCGCAGGCATCAATTCCGCAACAAGACTTTGGAATACATCGCCCATACGGTTTTTAAGCTGAGTGAGTGGGTCCGCCGCTGCCTCAGCCGCACCACCGAACTGCTTGGTCAACGCCGCCATTATTTCAGTTTGGGTGGCCCCCTTCTCCAATATTATGCCGTACCGCGACAGGCTCGACGTCTCACCGGCTATCGCCTTACCCACCAACAGGGCAGCGGCGTTCAGGTCTATGCTAGCGCCAGCTGCCACGTCCGTGGTGACACGCAAGGCGTCCAGTGTTCCTTCCCACTTGCCACCTATAGTAACCAGCTTTTGTAGCGCGTCCCTTTGGGCTTCATCCCCAAAGTTGGTCTTGCGCTGCTGGGCTTCGATTACCGCTTCTATCTCCGCCTTTTGCCCCGCGTAACTGACCCCTACGTTCCGCAAGGCTAGGTCTAGTCGGTTGATGCCGATTTCCTGTTGCTGGTAGGACTTCAAGGCTAAACCCAAACTACCGACTATAGCACCGCCCATAGCCGTCATGCCCAGCCCTATGGCCTTGCTATGACCCATGATGCCAGCCCGGAGCTTGGCGAAGGAACTCTGGACACCCTTAAACGCCTTGTCAGCCCCAGCACTGGTTCCACTGATTATTATTTGGACTTCATTAGCCACTACTGGTTCTCCATGTCCTTACCCAGACCCACCAACACAACCATAGGGAACAAGAGACTGGCGTCCTCAGCCAATAGCTCGGAGGGTAGGCAACTATATCTGCGACACAGCCCATCAATTATTTCGGCCCTATCGAGTTCGGCAGGCTTGCCAATGACGCTTCCATCTCGGGCGACTCCATCCCCGAACCGTTGCCATAGTTCGACCCGTTGTCTAAAGGGGCGGGTACGTCCGCTATAGCGTCCAGCCAGGACTTGATAATCTGCATCGACAACGCCATCGGGAGCTTGGACAATTCGGCGCCAGATGATGGCACTGGTTTCCCATGTTCATCGTCGAGATTCCACCCCATCAACATCTTGTCGCCGAACATCAGGACCAAGGCCACCAATTGGTCCGAGTCAACGTCTACGTCCGCACCAATACCCGTCCGGAAATGCAAGAATTCGTCAATGCTGATTTCCAGCCGCGCTTCCATTTCCAACCCAGGATAACCAGTGCTGGCGTCCAGTGTGATGTGGGCCGTCTTAGCCTCTAGCTTAAACCGGCTCTTGTATTTTGAGATAGCCCCGTTTTTAGCTGGCATGGTTTAACTCCAAGTGGGGTCTGTCCCACTGGACAAAACCGCAGGGCACGAAGCCACTAATTCGCCGGTAGCAGCGCGATTGATTGCATAGTCGGTTAATGCCACTTCGTTGTTGAGGGTCTGACCACTGATAACCAGGGACTCACTACGCAGCACGTCTGCCGAGCATACCGTCTTGTGGACATCGTGCATCGCGTTAGACCCGTCGTTAAAAACGATAGTCCAGGTGCTCGAATAATCGCCCAACAATAACAGCCGCTCCATAGCCGATTTGTCCATGCCAGTGATATCCTGGGTATTCCGTGGAGTCGCAAAATCTACGTTGGTGACGTCATTCACCAACGCCCGTAAAGTTCCCCCGCTATCATCCCTTGATGCCGTACTCCATCCTAAGCCGCTTTCTTTCGCCATGATTTATACCTCCCTGTTACTTTGCCTAATTTGCTCCGTGGTTTCGTTAAATGTGTCAAAGAATTCGTCGTAATCGACTTCCGTTGAATGGTCCCGGCCCCGCAGAATGAACCTCGGGTCTCGCTCAATGGGGCGCGTGTGATCTCCAAAACACTTTTGCTCGGGGTAAAACTGAAACACCACAATTTCTTCCGGCCCCTGTCTCTGTTCGGTGAAATGCCTTCCCGAATCCTTGCGGATATAATGGGCCTGCCTCTGTCCCAGTTCACTGCTAGTGTCTACCATCGTAGTCCACCCCTGGGCATAAGCTTCACAATCGACAGCCCTACAATCCGCAGACTCAAACCACCTCGCATCCTTCACAAAAATAAACCCACCTCTACTAGTCCGTTCCCGACGGCCTCGGTTTACCCGAAATATGCGGTTGTGGGGTAGGGGGTATTTAATCAACAAGCCTGGCCCTACATGCCTATCCACCATTATGCTGTCAATTCCACGTCATTGGCCACGCCCCGGCGGGTGGCGATTACAACATCAACGCTGGAGAATGAACCGGCGTGATTGACTCTAAGATACTGTTCGACAGCCCCAGTCACAGTTACCCGCTCAGATGCATTGACTGCAGTAATCTGGGTGAATGCTTTCAATGTGGCAAAGGCATCACTACTGCCATCATCCGAACTTTGCTGGATAGTGGCGGTGTAATTACTGCCGCTAAACGCCGTACAATGGATCACGGCTGATAGACCGTAAGAACTAGCTCCGCCGTTATTTTCCGATGCCGAGTTGCCCGCCGATGATATGGTGGCTGCGGGTAACAATAATGTCCCCCATTCCAAGGGCGCATTATTCCCCGAGCATTGCACCGTTCCCATCAATGACCCGTCTGCCCCTCTATTCCAATCGTAATTAATCTGTTTGGCGTTCATAAATACAGACGGGTCCCCTAATGTGGAGCTAATATTCGCCAAGACTACACGGTCGGTAGTGGGTAGACTACGGAGGGCCAGGTGTTCTTGCCCAGCGGCATCGTTAAAAAACACCGAGAAGTCAATCTCTGCATCCGCTCTACCCAACACCCGCTCCACTGCTGACCTATTGATGCCGTGTACATCAAAGGTCGACCGCGGCCCAGAGATGTTATCCAATGCCGCAACATCGCCGCTTAGATCATATCCCCCTAAGTAAAATTCCATCCCCAAGCCCGACCGCTTAGCCATGGGACACCTCCTTCAAGTAACCCTGTGCGATGCGTCTATCAATCATCGCCTCAGTGGTCCCCGGACGGACCGTGAATTCATCTCCGTCAAAGAATTGCTCTCCGTCGGCATACTCCATCAACGGTATACCATCGGGTATAGCATGGGGGTTGCAAACAATGAGCTTTCGGGAGCCAGCCTTTTTATTCGCCATCACTATCCTTTTCCTTTTTTGCCCAGCGCACAACCAAAGGGAATAAAGTCCATTCACTCACCCAGGCTATGGCCAGTATCATGTTCACCGCCAATAGTTTTGCGTATTTCACGTCCCTTATGCTGCCAATGCTGCTGAATCATCGACCAACAACGGGAGAGTGATGTCCGCCACACGGTAGAGCGTCCCACCGATGTCCGCGTGACCCCAATCCACTCGGTAGCCCGTACCATAAATCCCTGCAACGTCAATGTGGCGTACCTTGTTGTCTAACGTAAAGTTGGCGAATAACGCCTCATCTGCCTTGCTCACCGCCTCTTGCATGTCGGTTTCGATGTCCGCCACCGGCTCTTGGAATAACCCCGAGTGGACCCGCACAGTAAGCGTATAGACCTCAATGGTCTTATCCAGCGTTAAAGCCACCACCTGTATCGACTCCATCCAAAAGTAAACCACTATCCCAGCGTCCACCGGCGCAGACTTCGGTTCGCCCAACTCCACCCTGGAGAAGTAGTGGACCTTCAAGAGCTCGTCTCGAATCACGCCCATCGTGTCCCTGATCAAAAAGGCCATTATCCCAAGCTCCGTATGAACTTGTTGACCCGCTTCTCCAACAAGGGGCTAGCCATTTTCTCAATTTCTTGTCCTGTCTTGCGGAACATTGAATAGCCCCTAAACCGCGTGGCCTGATTCCTGCTTGATACCCCCTCCAACCACGGGCCATAAATAACATTGGACTGTATACGACTAGCCGATTTGCTATGGACTGCGTTCACACTGCGCCTAAAGTGTCCGGTGCTTGCCTTATTACGTCCTGCCTGACTAACCGACAAATAAACCCCTGCGGGGCGAGGCCGTAGGATTTCATCTAAACGGTCTAAGCCCAACTTGATTAGCTCTCGGACTACCTCGCCAGCGATCCGATTGATACCCGGCACTCGGGCAGCGAATAGCTTGCTTTTAGTTCGCACGTCTACCCGGAGCGTCACCATCTAGACCACCGGCCTCTGGGCAAACTTCGGTGCGTTGGTTGGGCGTACCTGGACGACGTAAGTCATAGTCCCCGTCGCCGCGAAGTCCCGCGCTGCCGCTTCGGGTGTCGTAGTCTCGACGTAGCCCCGCATCTGAGCCAAAGACTCCAACTCCATGTCCCCATACTCTAACCCGCGTAGTAGCTCCGAGAGCACCGTGATAGCCATGTCGTTACCGTGTTCCTGCATTTCCTGCGGCATCGTCATATTGCCCCCATCCTCAGGGGCTGGTAATGATCTATATCCATGATCCGCCGCTTTTCAATGTCCACACCCTGGAATTCTCTAGCCGCCTCCCCACTGTTTATCTCCCGCGCCCAACCCGCCTTCTCCTGCAGCAATTGAGCGATTACCTCACGTCGGCACCACGCCACTATGTTGTACTCTGGCTCGTACTTGGACATCGCCGTAGTATCCGCGTGGGTTGCCCCTGTGGTGCCATTTATGGCCCTTTCCACTGTCAAGGTGCGGTTTATATGGACTGCTGTATTATCGGCGTGTGTAGCCAGCAGAGTGCCGTTGTAGGCCCTAATTACCGTCAAGAGGTTGGTGTCTACCATTTCCACATAGAGTTGTTCCGAATCCAACCGGATAACCTCACCCGCCACAACACCATGGCTAGTGTCCAGCGTAATGGTATTGTCCGCTTGACTAGCGGTAATCCCCGCATCGTTCACCAGTACGGACCCGAGGGCAGCGAAGTCTCTCTCACTCACGAATAGTTGCTCACTCTCGATTAAGAGCGTGTCGCCCACATCTATCACGGAACCATCGGAGCAAACGAATTCAGTGTCTGTTGCACTAGAAGCCAAACCCGAAGCCACGGTACCCACCGAGCGCGTGTTGTTGGAGTAACCCCAGGAGCCCGCCACAGATATCGAACGCTGTGGCGTGTCCCCTGAAGCGAAAACCGCAGAGCTAGAAGCGTCTATCTCTATCCGGTCATAAGGCGGGCCTTCATTGGTCGGCTCCGTAAAGTAGTCGGTAGCGGCTATGGTGGTGGGGCTGGTATTCTGCGCCTCGGATTTGAGCGTAGTCACCGACAACAAGTCGAAATCCAGCCAGAGGGGGTGACCCTTTGAGGACTGGCGTGGGGGCCAGCGGTAATCGCGGGTCTGAGTCTGTGGAATGAATATGCGCCCGCGACACCATCTCTCGATACTTCGGCTCATGGACTCTATCGCCTCATCGATAAACCTATCGCGGGCGATACCATTGATGCCGAGAGCTCGCTTAACGGACTCGCGAGAGCAAAGCCAATTTGCCATTACAACCCCTGCTTTCTAAGCTGCATAATAGCTACGGTCTTGCTATAACGGGTTTAAATTGTTAGGTTCACCGGGGCCAACGATAATTCCCAATAGGGCAATTCCGAATACCATCAGCGCGAATAACGAGGATAGCTCCATCGATGGGGCACGCCACGGGGGGGTCTTGTTGCACCCTCGCTGCGTCCCCACGGTTCTCGCGAACTATGTTGAGTAGTTGCGCCCAGGACATCTAATCCTGCTCAATATCCAGATTGATGCGGAACACCTCGCCCGATGTCGGAGTTAGGGCGTCAACAGCTACAAGGATGCCATAAATGGCGTCATCGCCCTCCTCGCATCTAAACGGCATTGGCAATTTGCTGTTGCCTTCAGTGGCGACCGCAAAAGAAAATCCTGTGCCAAAGTCTTTCGACGCGTCAAAATCAATTGACCCGATAAAGTTGTCGCTATCCGCGAGGATCGGCGCGGTATTGGCACCGTTGTCATTTAGCGCACTCGTAGGAGTCACGCTGAACAATAACAAAGCGACTTGATTAGTATGGGCTGTGTCATCATCCAGGAAAGCGGCCCGGACAATACGACCGCTACCCCCGTTGGTATGAACGACGGCATCAAAGGTCCAGGCGGTTCCACTGGAAGCATTTTCGGAGATTACGTCACCAGCAGAATACGCGGTGGTGTTAGAGGGTCGGGTTTTGGCGACAGTTACCACGATTTGCTGCCCGATGACATTTCTATCTTTTTGTACCACAGTGGATACTCCTAGCTCGGCGTAGCTATGATGATGCCGCCCTGTCCACCGGCTCCACCGTCATTTCCAAAATTACCCGGTGGCAATACGAAAAACCCAGCCCCGAGAGTTCCTACTAATGTGGCTTCAGTGACCGCCGTCTCTGCTGGGGTGACGAAGCCACCACCTACCATAGCACCGGTCTGACCGTCCACTAACTGGAATGGCTCGGCGCCAGAAAGATTCTGAATGCCATGACAGTTCAACACCCACAGGTTTTTTCCCGCAGTGGTGCGATTATGGAACACCGCCGTCTCGAAGTTGCCATAAAAACGGCAATCCTCCACCAAGATATTCTCGCTGTCCACCCAAAAGATGCAACCAGTACCAGCATTGCCGTCTGTGCCTGCGGGGTCCGTAGGCTGCAAGAACGTGCAACGGCGGAATGTGAAGTTGTCAAACGTCGTGGCTATGTCAACGAAGCACACAGCCTCTTTCGCAGAACTAGTGACAAAATCGCAATCCTCAACCACGAGGTTGCCAACTCCCACATCGAGGAAGTTGACTAGGGAGTCAACATCCGACACAAATCGGAGATTGCCTAGGTAGTTACTCGCCCCGCTAATCACGACATCGGCCGTGGTGTCAGTGCCAAAAGTGACAGTGGGCTTCGCTAACTCACGGCCCAGCCCCTGTATGTCAACCCCCGCCACGTCCATAGTGATGCGGTCAGAGTTGGTTATAGTTTCCGCGTGTCCGGTGAGCACTATAAGCGTGTCGCCCTGAGAAGCCGTACATAGGTCATAGGCGGCGTCTATATCGGTCACGGCCCTGTCGGGATGCTGGCCGAAGCCAGCGGTGGTGCCGCCCGTGTCAGTCCCATCGTCCACGAAGAAAATGTTGCCCGAATATTTAGACCCGTCGGATACAAACGGAAAGCCACCCGGCTGCTGCCTGTAAAATAGCGGGGACATAGGGGCCGAGCGGGTAACACCGCCAGCGATGGGGAGGTATTGCCAATTGCCCCACCGTTGCCACCGTAGATAGGAGACGCGCTGCTCATAGTAAACCCGCCGCACTATCCCATATAACCACATGTGGAGCGCAGGCCGTCTGGCCGTCCGCCACTCTGGGTCGGCAATCGCGCCGAACTGGTAGAACACCATGCCGATATAAAACCGCTTGAACCATACCGGGAACCGACCAAGGTTGATGTCCAGCCACCCCCGCACTTGATCTACAAGCGCGAAGGCTACCACCAGGGCGATAACCAGCGGGTTGCCTCTGAGATATGGGGTCTTCAATAGTGTCCACATGTTGACTTCTCCTAGCTTTAGGGTTCTAACCTGTGTTGCCAGTTATTGGTTGTTTGTATACTTTTTGGACGGTCTGCGGGCCTTTAATAATCTTGTCCCAACCCTTGATTGGACGGCCCTTGCCCCTTGTCCTACGG